TATGGTATAATATACTTATAAAATGAAAAATTGCTCTTAAGGTGGTTGGCCTACAGTAAAGTTCCACAAAGGTGGTGTAGGGGTTCAAGTGAGCAATAACTTTTAAGGAAAGGAAGTTAAATGAAAAATTTTATTTTTGGAATAATAATCGGAATGTTCATCGCTACATGGGGTATCGATGGCGTTGTCGATTTTAGTAAGTCTATCGCAGGAATTGTGAAGACAGAAGTTGATTCAGTTATAGAACATGAAAGGAATGAGGTCAAATGATTAGATTTTGCTTAGGACTTTTTATTATTATTGGCGCTGTAGGCGCTGATGACTTTGCAATGGAAGCTGGCACAATGCCACCTCCTCTAATGCAAACAATGGGGCTTTGTGCTCTTGGTCTTGCTCTTATGGCATGGGCACTCCCTAAATTAACGAGAGAAAAATAATAGTTTACTTTTCTTTAACAATATGGTATAATGGAGTATATTATGGAAGATGTTTATAAAAAATATTTTGATTATCTTGAAGCTTTAAAACAAACCGGCGTAACTAACATGTTTGGTGCAGCACCTTATCTTTGTGAAATGTTTGGTGTTGATAAAAAAGAAGCTAGAGAAATTCTCATGAAATGGATGGAGACTTATGGCAAAAAACAGTAACATCATTGACTCTGGTATGAAAGAGTCTGTACGTGTTCTTAATGAATGTATTGAGGTACAACTTCGCAAGTCAGATGATTATCAAAATCCTGACTCAAATGTTAGTCAAGCAATGCATTATCGTAGAGGTGTAGATACAATTCATGATGCTATTCAAGGCAAATTGTATCGCGCGCAATCTTTGCTTGAAGCTGGCAAAACTGCAGATCCTAATTTCGAATCACTCGAAGATACTTATATGGATTTAATTAATTATGCATCCTTTGCAGTATCTTATATGCGTGGTAAAATGGACGGTCAAGTTCCTGATCGTGACATGTTTAACAGGAGAAAAAATGAAACTAAGTGAGTTTAAAAAGAAATTTGGTGAAGGTACGGACTTTGACCTTGACTATGGAAAGCTCCTCATATTAGGTCTTTGCCTCTATATTGCAATTCAGGTGTCCTAATGAGAGTCGGTATCACAGCATCTACATTTGATTTGCTTCATGCAGGACATATAGAAATGTTGCGTGAATCAAAATCGCAATGTGAATATCTAATCTGCGCTCTACAAATTGATCCGTCAGTTGATAGAAAAGAAAAAAACAAACCGGTTCAAACGATCGTAGAAAGATACACACAGCTTGAAGCAGTTAAATTTGTAGATGAAGTGATACCATATTTACATGAAAAAGATTTAGAAGATATCTTACAAATGAGACAAATTTCTGTAAGAATTCTTGGTGAAGAGTATCGTGATAAAGATTTTACGGGTAGAGATATTTGTAAAGCACGCGATATAGAATTATATTTTAACAAAAGAGATCATAGGTTCTCAACAAGCGGATTAAGAAAGAGGGTAAAAGATGCGCACGGCTGACATTAGAGAAGTATTTGGAGAGCTATTGTATGCTGAAGATTTTACAATAGATCGTACTGGAGCAAAAACAATTGAAATAATTGCTGCAAGTTTTGTTGCTGATAAACCAAGCATTATTGGTCAACCAAATGATGACTATATCAAAGCAGAAATTGCTTGGTATGAAAATCAATCCACTAATATTAAAGACATCTATCCTGCAAAACGCAATCCACCTGAAGCTTGGGTTAAGACTGCCAATGAGCATGGTGAAATCAATTCAAACTATGGTTATCTAATCTGGTCAGAAAAATATTGTTTACAATATGAACGTGCTCTTGATGAGCTCTTATCTAATCCAGATACACGTAGAGCTTCAATGATTTATACGCGTCCATCTATCTGGCAAGAATACGGTGAACATGGTAAGAATGATTTTATTTGTACTAACTCTGTGACCTATTATGTACGTGATAAGAAGTTACATGCAGTTGTGCAAATGAGATCTAATGATGTAGTTTATGGATATAAGAATGATTGGGCATGGCAATCGCATGTTCAATCTAAATTGGTTGAAGACTACAACCGATGTGTGTCAGAGTTTGGTGAGGAAGGATTCTTGACTCCTGGTGATATACATTGGCAAGTACAAAACTTGCATGTATATGAAAGACACTTTGAATTACTGGAGGCATATACATCATGATAGTACCAATGCTTTGGACATTATTATTGACAGTGTGTTTTAACTCGCATGATTGTAAATCACAAAATGTTTTAGTTTTTAAAAAAATTGAAAGTTGTTTAGATGCTAAAATAGCACATGAAGAAATGCCATGGGATGGACCGTGGGTATCAGTTACTTATGAATGTAAACCTTATAAAAGCACAGGTGTGTAGTGAACGAAAAGTGGCATAAACGTTATTTGTATCTCGCTAAGGAAGTAAGTACTTGGAGTAAAGACACCACACAAATTGGTGCTATTGCTATAGGCGATAAAGGACAAGTTCTTGCTCAAGGCTATAATGGATTTCCTCGAGGAATAAAAGACACTGATGCTCGTTATTTTGATAGAGAAAAAAAATACAAATATGTTGTACACGCAGAACAAAACCTCATATATAATGCTACATACAATGGTGTTTCACTTGATGGATCAAGACTTTATGTTGTAGGTCTTCCTATTTGCAGTGAATGCGCAAAAGCGATAATACAAGTTGGTGTAAAAGAAGTTATTATGCCAACACAAGATGTGCCACCTCATTGGAAAGACTCTTGGGCATTTACACAAGAACTTTTTAAAGAAGCTGGTATTAAATGGACTATGATAAAGGTGTGATATGAAAATAATAATTTTATTAGGTAGAGGTACTGAAGGATGTGGTGTTACTCAATGTGCTATACAAATGCAAAAAGTAACTGGAGCTACGATCCTTTCTGCTAACGATAAGAAATGGGGAAGAGCTAAAGGACTTGACATTGAACAGCTCGAAATGTCAATTGGAAAAGAACATGAAGCAATGGCACAACAAATTAATCAATATGATTTGTGTATCGTATATTCAGTTCCTTCAAAAGGACATCCTGAAAATTGCCAAGAAAACTTTCTTAAACTTTTAGATCTCATAAATATTAGAAAAGCATTTATTAATGTAGATCATAAGGCAGCATCTATAGCACGTAATGCTAATCTTAAAGAAGTATGCGAAAAAATGGATGTCATTATGACACATTCTATGGAGAATGATTTTTGTAAGTTTATGAGAAAAAATAAAATCCAAACTCCTCTTACTAAGATGGGTCTTGGTTTTGATTATGATGGGCATAGGGCTAAGTACTGGCGACCTATCGAAGAGCAGCAACACAATATGGTGCGCTGGATCGGTAGGACAGCAATGTGGAAAGGCCCTGCCCTTATGATTGATTTCCATCAAGATGCTTTGATGAAAGAAGATTTTATCACAGTACTTGAAGGACTTGAAGCTTCTATTCAATATCCTTTAGTATTATATAGAGACAATAAAGAAGATAATCCCATAGATAGAAGAAAGGTAGAAAATTATTTTAGACCTGAAAAAAAATATGGTGATGGTAAATTTACACACGATCTATATGGAAAAGAAGATATTCAAAAAGGAGCTTATCTATATCCACAATATATAAATGAAGATTGCATGCGAAGATTAAGTTTATCAGCATTTGCATCTGATCTTTACTTCTTAAAAGCAGAAGCTTATGGAAATAATATTGAAAATTGTCATGCCGAATGCATTGCATCTGGTTCAATTCCACTTTTCCATAAACATTTTTGTGATAATGTTATTCACCCTGTTCAGGGTAAACCAATTAGTCAATGCACAGAAAGCGGCACCCTAGGTGTTGACTATAGTAATTTCGAAGAGTGTCGCGAAACAATGGTCAAACTAAAAAATGATCCATCTATGAGAGATGATTGGCGTGAAATGTCTTTTGAATTTTGGAAGCAACACTCGGACGCAAAACCGATTATTGAAGATATTATTGATAAAGCCACTAACACGAAATCTAACCAACCACAAGGACTAGAGGAGTTTTTCGGATGAAAGTCTATTTAACAGGAGCGGCAGGTATGATCGGATTCCATACTGCCAAAAAGCTAATTGAATCCGGCCACGAAGTAATAGGAGTTGATAATTACAATGACTATTATGATGTTAATCTTAAAATAGCAAGAAGTGATATTCTTAAACAAGAATATGATATGGAACCCGTTTTAATTAAAGATATTAATGATCTTAATTGGAGAGCAATTGGTGATGATTGTGATGCGGTTATACATCTTGCTGCTTACGCAAATCCAAGGCATGCTTTGGAAATGCCAGAACCATATATTCACACAAATATTTCAGGTACTCAAAATATTATTATGGGTCTTGAACAATCAAAAACGCCTGTACTTTACGCATCGAGTTCATGTGTAATGCACGGCCAACCACTTCCATGGAATGAACATGATAAAGGCGATTATCAAAATAATCCGTATGGCTGGTCAAAATATGTTAATGAATGCCAATTCCATCATTCCAAATTACCAAAAACCGCAGGGCTACGTTTTTTTACTGTTTATGGTCCTTATGGTCGACCTGATATGGCGCTTTATGGTTTTACTGATAAGATAGTTGCTGGTGAAGAAATTTTAGCATTTAATAATGGTGATATGCAAAGAGACTTTACTTATGTTGAAGATATTGTACAAGGCGTAGAAATTGTTTTTAATAACATGATGGACGGCCAAGAAAAACAACATGAAATATTCAATATTGGATATGGTCAAAAAGTTCAGCTAATGGATTTTATTAGTCTTATTGAAAAAAATCTTAATCGTAAAGCCGAAATAAATTATCAACCTTTTCACCCAGCTGATACGCCTGTAACTTGGTCAGATACGACCAAGATTAAAAAGCTAGGTTATAATCCAACCACTCCTATTGAAGTGGGTGTAGAAAAATTTATAAACTGGTATAAGGGCTATCATAATGTCAATTAAAACTCAATTAAATTTGGGCATAGTAGGATATGGCTTCGTAGGAGGAGCCGTGTCCTATGGATTTGCTGCTCCGGGTGTAAAGCAACATATTGCTGATCCTAAACTAGGAACGACTATTAAAGATCTTCCTGCAAATTTAGATATAGTATTTGTTTGTGTTCCTACTCCTATGAACGATGACTTTTCAATTGATTCGTCAATAGTAGAAGATGCGGTTAAAGAACTACTAGAAAAAACAGAACACATTCCAATTGTTATTAAATCGACAGTAACGCCTGATAAACTCGCAAAACTTAGATCATTAAGAATTGTTTATAATCCTGAATTTTTAACTGAAAAAAATGCTAATGAAGATTTCATAAATCCTAAAATGCATATTTTTGGTGGTG